AAGTTCTACTTCTACGAAGGCGAATGCGACGTTCACTACGGAATAATCGAACTCCCACGAGACCCGGCGTTTACGCATTGGGCACAGAGGGCTTGGATGAAGGGCTTCCGCCTAGACCCCGAGACCGGTGAGAATGTCACGCGAGACCAGCTTGACGTTCTTCTCTCAGGTAGCGCCAAGAGCGCAGGAGAAGCAGTTGAAGATACTGATGCTGGGCGACAGCCCGCTAGCGAAGACGGGCTTCGGGAGGGTGAACTCGCGGGCTCTAGCAGCGTTTCTGTCGAAGGGCTGGGAAGTAGCCTCGGTGACGGGGATGCAGACGAAGCCAGTGGAGACGACAGTCCCGCTGAAGCAGTTTAACCCAAGCTCAGATGACCCAATGGGTCTGGCTCGGGCAGTTCAACTCTTTGAGAACAAGGAGTTTGAGCCCGACATCATATACGCCACAGGCGACCCCGGCTCTATCTCGGCTATCGCTCAGGTAGTACCAGCGGGTATGCCGTTTTTGGCATACGTTCCAATCGAGGGCGAGCCGCTCCTAAACCATATGTGGCGCGGCATACTTGAAGGTATCGAGTTCTTCACCTGCTCGTTCTACGGTGCAGCCGTGGTCAAGCAATCCATCGGTAAGGACGTGGACGTGGTTTACCACGGCGTCGATAAGGCCACCTTCCAGCCACTCAGCCGGGAGGAACGCCAAGCGTACCGAGAGCGCCTAGGCTGGGACGGAAAGTTCGTCGTAGTCTGTGTCGCCCAGAACGTAAGGCGCAAGCAACTAACGAGGCTAATCGAGGCTATCTCGATAGCTCGATACGGGTACAAGGAGAAGGATATCCTTCTCTACCTCCATACCGTCCCGTTCCAGAACCACTGGCTAGAGGGATGGAACCTACCGGAAGTCACCCAAGGCTTCGGGGCGCACGAGGCGGTCGTGTTCAACCCGCTGATGTCCGAGTTCGGAAGGGCCGTCCCAGAGCGAGGGGATATGGACGTCCCCGGTCTGGTGGAGCTTGTCGGAGCTTCCGACCTATTCGTTCTGCCAAGTCAGGTAGAAGGCTTTGGTCTTCCGATTGCAGAGGCTATGGCCCTAGGGGTTCCGGTCGCCGTTACCAAGTATGCCGCAGGCTGGGAAGTCGCAGCGCTAGGTGGCGGAACCGGCATCAACGTCCGAGACTGGGAAATCCACAAGTCGGGCACTAAGTACGCCAACGTTGACCCTGAGGAAATCGCTAAGACAATCATCGCCCTAAAGCGTGACCCGCGCAAGCTGGCTCGCATGAAGGCTGATGGTCTGGCGGCTGCCAAGACGTTCGACTGGTCAGTCTTCGAGGAATACGTCGTTGCCAAGATTGAGGAAGTCATCGACCGGCGCGAGGTCGGGAACGAGCTATCGCCAGAAGCACATCAAGGGCGGGAGGAAGCCGGGTCGTAAGCCGGGTCGCCTAGAGCGCCTTCGTCTGCAGCTAGCGGATAATCGTCGCACTCTAACAATCAGAAACCGCGCCCGCGTCACGCGGGGCGGTAGAATGTCAGCATCGCGCAAGGGGAGCCTCCTGCGCAGAACTCACCGCAAGCGCAGCGGCTTGCTAAGGAAGTCATAGATGTCAGTCCTAGTCACAGCGGAATACTTCCAAGAGCAGATGGCCACCCTAGGCTTGAAGACTTCGTTCTCGCCTACAGCCTACGCGCTAGATACACTTATCACCGAAGCATCCGACTGGGTAGAGGGGTACACTGACCGCAAGTTCGAGTTGCAGTCCGTAACAGAGTACCTGCGCGGCCCGCGTCGTTCCTTCTCCCAGCTAATCCTAGACAACTGGCCAGTCGTTTCTCTCACATCCGTATCGTGGGAAGACGAGATGGGGGCAACCGGCACCATCGACGTTAACCGCCTCCGCATCCTAAAGGGTGGAGTCATCGAGTGGAAGACCTCGTTGGCCTACGGGGCGATGTACACCGGCATCTGGTACCCAGAGCTATACTACACCGTTGTCTACCGGACTGGCTACCAGCCCATACCAAGCAATGTCCAGCGCGCAGCGGCGTTGAAGATTGCGCTTCTCATCCAGCCTCAGTACCAAGGCGTACAGGACCGTGAAATCTTCATGGTCTCGAACCTAGAGGGGATGATAGTAGACCTTCTCGAACCGTTCAGGAGAGAGAGGTTCGGCTAGCCATGCCCATCAGGCTAACCGTCTCCGTTACGGGCTTTGACCTAGCTTTGGCTCGTATCAAGGCCGTTGACAAGGTGGTCCACAACTCCGGTAAGGACGTCTCGCTTGCGGCGCTAAACGCAATGGGCAAGATATTCCAGCGTAACTTCTCATCGGAGGGAGGAGAGGTTGGCGGATGGGCGGAACTGGCAGACAGCACAGTCAGGGAGCGTACCAGTCAGGGTTTCTCTGGGACTAATCCAATCCTCATCCGCTATGGTGACCTGCGGGAGTGGACGGCGACCAACCTGCGTACCGTCAGCGGCTCTGGAACATTCGGAGCGACCGACGCGGGCGGTAAGAGTATCCAAGTGTCAGTCAAGTCCGGAAATAGCGGAACGATTGTTACAGCGTCGGGCGTCAAGTCCCTAAACCAGAACCCGACCAAGTATGCGCCCGCCCGTCCGTACTGGTTCACCACAACCGCTGTCCAGCAGGCAGCCAGAACCGCCGCTGTCAAGGCGCTCGCAGCTAACATCAAGAAGATGAGGTAGTCGTGGAGAGCGTAGTTGACGCCGTGGTGGCTGAGATAGAACTGTTCAAGGATGCCGATACCGCCTCTGGCGGGTGTGCGGATATCCTGACCATCGAAGCTGTGTACTGGGGAGACCCCGGAGTAATCCCGGTCAACTCCTACCCGTGCTTCACGGTGCAACCCGTCAGGGATGCGCCAGACATCGAGACTACAGGTTACGAGGTTCGTGACCTAGAGGTTCTTGTCACGCTGCTAATCGACTCACGAGCTTTCTGGGACGCAACAGTCTTGGAGGCAACGGGCGACAGGCAGATGGTACAAGTAATGGAGAAGGTTCGCAACTGGTTCCGCACCGACCACAATCGCTCATTGGGCGGTTTGGCCGGAACCCGTGAAGTCGTAGCATCCGCTACGGAATACATGGTTCAGGTGCGCGGCTCGGTGCTAGCCAAGTCCGCACAAGTCACGCTGACTGTCAATCAACAGCGTCAGCGCGAGCAGTAAAGAGGAAACAATACTATGGGTCTTGGCGCACTTGGCTACGTCGGATATGGAGTAGAAGTAACGGAAGGACTGGCGGTAACCCCGACTAAGTTCCTCCCGGTTACATCGTTCTCGTTCGAGGACTCCAACGACTTCATCGTGCCTGAGCAAATCAGGCACAGCCGCGATAAGTACATCGCATTGGCGGCTCCGTACGCAGTCTCCGGTTCAATGGAAATGGAACTCATCCCACTGGATGTCGCTTCACTTCTTCGCTCCGCGTTCGCTGCCACGGTCGTAACGTCAGCCTACTCTGGTGGTGGGTACCAGCACGTCTACACGCCTGCTTCGGCAGAGCCGTTCTTCACTTTCGAGTCCAGCGCTGCTGACGTTCTCATCATGCGCTATGGCGGATGCAGGGTCAACACCCTAGAAATCAAGGCTGCGTTCGGGGAAATCGTCACGGCTTCCTTCGGGCTAGAGGGACTCAACCGCGCAAAGCAGGGCGGCATCACCACCCCCGCATACAAGGACGTTACCCCGTTCCACTTCACGGGAGCCGACATCAAGGTTGCCTCTGGCACCCTGTTGACGACCGTCAAGGACTTCACGTTCGGAACGAACAACAACATCGAGCGCATCGGAACGCTCAGGAAGACTCGTGCTTGGAAGCGCCTAGAGCTTGGGTTCCGTGAGGTAACACTCGCGTTGACTCTAGACTTCGTGGACACCTCTGAATACGACAGGTTCCTCAACGAGACCGTCTTCGATGTTGACCTTCACTTGGCTGGAAACGCCATCCTAGCCGGTCCTCCGACTATGACATCGCTTCCGGTCCTGCGCATCCAAGTCCCGAACGTCCGCTGGAACAAGGTTAACGTCCCGCTCTCAGCGGGTGACTACCTAGAGCAGAGCGTCGAGGCGCTGATTATCTCCAACGTTGGAGCAGCAATCTTCACCGCAACGCTCACGAACACCGAGCCAACCGTAGCCTAGCCGCTGCGAAATGTATCATAAAGTTGACGCTATCACTGCATTTGTGTCAACTTTATGATACGTCACCACTAGCCCCAGTAGGGGCAGGGAAGGAATAACGAATGAGTATCCTCCGCAAGGCATCTGCCGAAACAACCAAGGTCATGCTGGACGACCAAGACTACCTAGTCCTTCGTTCTGATATCTCAAAGCGGGACTTCAATGCTCTCGCAGCGAACATGCCCGAGAGCGCTGCAGACGGCAAGTTGTCCCTGCCTGAGGCAACCGCGTTCCAAGCCTATCTATTCGGAGCCCTGACTGTAGGATGGTCGCTCGACGGAGAGCCGACTGTCGAGGCATACGAGGGCCTAGCCGCCGAGTCCGCGAACGCCGTAGACGAAGCCCTAGCCTCTCACTTTGAGACCCTAATCCCTTCGAGCGCCGAGGGAAAGTAGCTTTCGACCTAGCTCGCACGCATGCGGGTGGTTTCAAGACGGATGGAGTCCGTAAGCGAAACCCCCGCATAGCCCGAGCCTTCGACACGTACTTGCTGTGTCGGACCGTTCAACTCTTTCACATCAAGATTGAGAAGCAACGGAAGGTCGAGCACAAGATTACCGAGTTTGTTACAGGCTTCTCGCAGCTTCCAGAGGAAGGCGGGGCGCTTGACCAGCCCGTTTGGCTGATGGAGATGTTCGACCAGTTCCGCTCTGGCGAGAACGCCGTCGCCGCAAAGACTCTAAAGTAAGGATACTCCTATGGGCCATGTCAGTCTTAGTGCACATTCAGTCATACTGATTAGGTTGTGCACTAGGGTTGACATGGCCCTTTTCTGCATTGGACCAACTGAATGAGCGAACTCTCCGACATCCAGCTACGCATTCGCGTAGAAGTTGTAAATAGCGCATCTCTAAACGCTCTGGTCTCTGGTATGGCCAAGGTAGAAACAGCCTCTAAGAAGGTAAAGACGACTACGAAGTCTCTAGTCGGTAGTTTCTCTAATCTTGGCGATGGGATGACACGCACTACGGGTGCGGCGTCCCGTCAAAGAAGGGTAAACGCCGACCTAGCTAAGGGTGTAGCCACCCTGACTGGGGTTACTGGCAAGCTAGGGGCCTCGACAAGTCGCAATGTCGGCCTGAATGCGCGGCTCGCCCGTGGTGTGCAGATTTTGACGTCCCGTACAGTGGCGACATCCTCCGCTACATCTCGCGCTGATAAGACCAACCGCAACCTAGCTAGGGGTGTAGCTATCCTGACTGGGGCTTCTAGCAGGCTAGGAGCCTCGTCAAGCCGCAATGTCGGTCTGAACGCCCGGCTCGCTCGTGGTGTGCGGATTTTGACGGCCAGTACAGTAGCGACATCCTCCGCTACATCTCGTGCCGATAGGACCAACCGCGACCTAGCCCGCGGGGTGCGGACCCTAACGAATGATATGACTCGCACGTCAGCCGCAACGGCGAGAGCATCTGCCGCCAAGGATAGGTCAGCGGCAGCCTCTCAGCGAGCAGCAAACTCGGCATCCAAGCTGGCCGCTCAGGAGCAGAGGCTCAACTCCTTTAGCTCTAAGCTGGGTCGTGCTTTCGACAAGGTAGCCGGTAACCTATCCACCGTGGAACGCAAGCTCGACGCTGTGTTCCGCGCAGGCGTTCACATGCAGTCGATGGGACGCGACCTCCTAGGCTTTGCGAAGAAGATGTTCGGAGCGGCTACCAAGATGGTTGACTCGTGGGGCGACTTCGAGTACACCCTCAACCGAGCCGCCGCCGCGTCTAACGTCTTCGATACCAAGAGCGCAATCTATGACAAGCTGAAGCAGTCCATCTACGGCGTAGCCCACGAACTCCGCGTGTTCCCTGCTGAGGAAGTTGCCCGCGGCTTGTATTTCTGGGAGTCTACCACAGGCGACGTAATCGAAACGCAGGACCAGCTTACGCAGACGATGAAGAACGTCACCGCCGTCATGGAACTCTCAGCCATGACCAACACGGGGTATGAGGCAACCATCAAGGGCGTCTATGCCGTAATCAAGCAGTTCGGTCTGACAACCAAGGATACTGCAGACGTATCCGCGCTATTGTTCTACGCTACCCAGAAGACAGCCCTTGAACTTCCCGACCTAATCAACGCCTTCAAGATGACCGGTGCGGTCATGGGCCAAGCAAAGGAGCCTTTGAAGACAATGGTCGCCGTCCTTGGCACCATTGCTAACGCTGGCTTCCGTGGCTCTCAGGCCGGTCGTGCTCTTAGGCAGACCTATATCAAGATTGTAAAGCCTACGGCTGTGGCCAAGAAGGAGCTAGATGCTCTATTCAAGTCTCAGGGTGGATACAATAAGGTAGCCTTCAACTCCAAGGGTAACTTCATCGGTCTAGAGAAGTACATGATGAAGATGGCTAGAGCCACCAAGGACATGACGTACCAGCAGCGTGCTCATCTCCTAGCGACTATCACCACAGCCAATGAACTTCCTGTTATGACCCAGATGCTAGCGGCAGCGGAGCGTGCTGTCAAGTCCGGCTCTAAGTCTTGGGTTGATAATCTCGTATCTCAGGAGCAAGCAAACGCCAACTTCGCTAAGTCTTGGCAGAACATGGCCGGGTCTTGGAAGGGAGTTATCGGCGGTCTGAAGATGGCCGTCCAGCCTATCCTCCTAGAGACCGGCGCAATGATTGCCAAGGTACTGACGCCCACGCTAAACGAACTCAACGTAGTCATCTGGGACAACATAGGTGCTATGACGGCTATGGCTAAGGAGATTGTATCCTCCTTCCAGCCTCTTGTTGAGTGGGTTGGAAGGGTGGTCAAGGAAACGATTGCATGGGCTATCGCCAATCCGAAGATTGTCAAGCAAATCGGTAGGTTCGCAATAATGGCAGCGGTTATTGCTGGCATCGCCGGGTCTGTTCTTCTGGCCGCTGGCACCTTTGTCTTCCTGCTAAACAGCATCGTTCTTATCGTCATCGGTATGCTTCCGCTTATCGCGGTTTTCATAGCCGCTGCAGCGGTCATCGGGCTATTCGCTATCAAGGTCTACCAAAACATCGGTGGTATCCAGCAGGCATTCAAGGCGTTCGCGTTGGCCCTTGTGCGCGTCCTGAAGCTAGTCGTTTTCGGCTCAGAGGATGCAGGCGGCTCGCTTAGTGACCTAGGCGAAACCATAAGCGGTATTGCTTCTGGCGCTATCGAGGCCCTTTCCCTTGCTCTCCGCAAGCTCTCTAAGATGCTCAACCGAATAACCCCTGCACAGGCTAAGGTAATCAGGGACGTTGCGATTGCAATCGGTATCTTTATCGCTGCTAATGCGGGTCTAAACAAGATAAACGACGGGCTGAAGGCTACGTCTGAAGCCCTCCGTGGCGTCAAGGCTGCGGGAAAGGGCATTGGGGCCATAGGCTCTGTCGCCGTGTCCTCCGCTAAGACCACAGCAGACGCCGCTGGCAGCATCATCTCGGGCCTTATGGCCATAGCAATACGATTTGCTCCTGTCCTCGCGGCTGGCATCACGGGTGCGCTTGCCCCGGTGCTAGCAGTCGTAGCTGTGGTGGCAGCCGTAATCGCGGGATTGGTTCTGGCGTATACCACGAACTTCCTTGGCTTCAAGGACCTAGTGGATACGGTGGTAGCGTGGTTCGTGGCTAATGTCGCCCCGGCTATCGGAACCGTCTTCCAAGCTATTGCTGACTTCATCAATAACGTCTTTGTCCCGGCCCTAGCTGGCATCGCAAACTATTTCATCACGACGCTGACACCGCTATTCACCCAAGTCGGCGTGACTATCGGTGCGTTCATGGACCTGATTGGCGCTTTGGTGACGGTTGTACTGACCGCGCTGGGTCAGTTGGGTGACGCTTTTGCCGCTGTATGGACGTGGATACACGATGTTTTGCTTGGCATTGGGGTTGACATCGGCGACTTCTCGCTCACCGCTGAAGGTATCTTCGCTTGGCTTGCTACAGCCGTTCAGAACATCGTTGGCCCTTGGCTCGACGGGATGATTTCGCTGTTCACCACAATCTTTGATGGCATCGTGGGTGGGCTAACCGCCTTCTTCCGTATTATTCAGGGCGTCTTCCAAGTAGCTACCGGCATCCTAACCGGTAACTGGCAGCTTGTGTGGGACGGCATTGGCAACATCGTTGGTGGTATCATCGACACAATCCAGAACGCCATTGGGACGTTTGTGGGCGTGCTAGAGACGGTCATCCGCACTGGGCTTGGTATTGTAGATGGCATCTTCAAGACCATCTTCGGTGAGGGTCCGGGTTCCGTGTACGCATCAATCAGCGGGTTCATCATGACGATAACAGACTTCGCCGGGGACATCATCGGCGGGCTGGTTAAGGGTATCGGTGACGCAATCGGACCGGCAATCACGTCGGTCACTGG